CGACTAACCCTGGTGCTAAGCTAGACGTAGAAGGTGGCGCCATAGGTAGTGCGCAAGGAGATTCTACAACAGCAGCTATATTTAGAGCGGGTAGACAAAATCTTTACTTTGAAAATCAAAGAACAGCTGCAGGATCTGATTGGAATAACAATACGTTTAAGATTTTAGCAAAAATAGATACTACATCCCACCAGTCTATAGACTTTGTAAATGACGCTTCATACAATGAACACATTGATATATATACAGGAAATCAAAGCTTCAATACAAGGTTTGCCGCGAACGGCAACGTAGGGATCGGGGACACGGCGCCAGGCGCTAAATTAACAGTATTTAGAACAGATAACTCATATGCAATTAATTTATCTGACACTGAGTCTAGAGCTGGATTATCTGTAAAATCTTCGGGCAGCTTTGATAGCAAATTAACAATAAGCTCTGGGGCAAGCTCAAGGCAGTATATACAAGCTGTTAATAACGCTGCTACAACAGGAAGAGATATTGCTATAAATCCTTACGGAGGCAACGTCGGGATTGGGACTACGAGTCCAGGTGAAAAACTAACTATTTCAGGAGGAAACTTACTTGTAGCGGGTGATTATCAAAGCTTATACGTTGGCGGTAAAACAGATTCTTCGCAAGACGGTATTAGAATGTCTATCGATAACGCTGGTAATGGTTATTTTGATCACAGAGGTTCTGGCCTCTTGCATTTTAGAGTTGATTCATCAACAGGCGCAACTTCTAGAATGGTTATTAATTCCTCCGGCAACGTTGGGATTGGGACTACAAATCCTACTGCGAAATTGGGAATTCACCAAGCCGCAAATAATGGCAACACAGGGGCTTTTACAAATACTCATTTAAAACTTTCAGCTTCAGCTACAGCCGATGGAAGCGGCTTTTGTGGTATAACCGCTGCAACTTCAACCGCGAATAATTACGGTTATTCTTTTGGCGCACAAAGAACATCTGGCGGCGTAGGCGATTTTAAAATTAACTATCATAACAATTCCGCATCAGGCACAAATAGATTTTTAATAGACCAAAACGGCAACGTCGGGATCGGGACTACTAATCCTGATGGTCTTTTAAATTTAAAACACACTAGCAGCTCTTCTTCTGTGGCTAATGATGCAACAGCTTATGCATTAACATTAAATTTTGAAGGAGCTACAGGAGATTACGGTAGGCATATAGCTATAAGAGATGCGTCTGGACAAGCAGTAGCGGCTATTGGCGGGTATGACGAAGGAACAGTTGGAGCAACGGGATTGTTTTTTGCTACAGGAAATGCCACAACAGCGGCTCAAGAGGTCATGATGATTGATTCCAGCGGCAACGTCGGGATTGGGACGACCAATCCTAGTAGACAACTAGAAGTTTCCAACACAGGGGATTCAATAATAAGAATAGCAGGGGATAGCGACAATGACACAGGAGAATTAGGAGATGCCGTACTTGAAATGACTACTGATGGAGGAGGTCAAGGGTGGACAATAAGAAGTGCTAATGTAGGTGGAGGAACAGGTGATTTCAAAGTAAACACTTTTATAGGCGGTACTGAGTCAAATAAACTACTAATTGACAGGGACGGCAACGTCGGGATTGGGACTACTAGTCCGAGTGAAAAACTTCACATATCTTCAAGCGACCAATCAACAGCAAGAATAAGATTATCTAATACAAATACAGGTAGTGGGGGTGATAATATTGATTTAGTAGCAGGTGTACACAATGTTACCCAAGACGGGTTTAGCGTATATAACGCGACATCTAACCAAACACAACTTGTTATACAAGGCGGTGGCAACGTCGGGATTGGGACTAGTACTCCTTCTTACAAATTAGATGTTGCAGGTACAATTAGAGCAACAGGAGATGTTATAGCTTATTCAGATGTTAGAGTAAAAGAAAATATTAAAACAATAGACAATTCTTTAGAAAAAGTAAATCAATTAAGAGGTGTTGAATTTAATAAAATAGGAGAAGATAAAAAATCTATAGGTGTTATAGCGCAAGAAATAGAAAAGATATTGCCTGAAGTAGTAAGACAAGATGATAAAGGAATGAAATCTGTAGCGTATGGCAATATTACAGCCGTGCTTATTGAAGCTATAAAAGAACAGCAAAAACAAATTGACGAACTTAAAAATAAATTAAATGCCTTTACCAAGTAGCGGACAAATTAGTGTGTCTGATATAAATACAGAGCTAGGCAGAGCGTCAAATACTGCAAATTCAAATTTTGCGGGGGGAACAACACCGCAAAGTGGTAGTTTGTTTAAATTAGGTGAAGCGGGGGGCATAAATCAAACAGCGCCGCATGCAATGTCTGAGTGGTATAGTTATGATCACGGCTTGGGGTTAAGCTCGGCTTTAGCTACCAAAAGCGGGCAATATAATTGTAGTTCTTATGAATCAATTGAAGTAGATTTGACTAATTATATAGGTAATACCGTTAAAATAGTTATACATTATGTTTCAGGTTCTGACTATACAGGAGATGTGCAGGTAGATGATATTACGCTTTGGAATGACAGTAAAAACGCAGGGCAGCCTTCTTATGGTTTTTCTAATTCAGCCAATAATTTTCAAACTTCTACTACTGATACAGCCTCTTATAGCAATGTTACTTGGTCATATGTAGCAGATGGTACTACCCAGCTTAGGTGGAATAGAGATTCCGGCGGGACGCCTTCTAGCAACACTGGCTTAGCTTTTGACGCTGGTGGAAATCCCTCATCTCCTTTTTATCTTTACGCTGAAGCCTCAAACTCCGGTTATCCTAGTAAAAATTTTTGGCTAAGGTCGCCTAATGTTTCAGTAACATCAACTTACCACAACTTAGAAGTATACCTAGCAAGATGCGGGTCAACTATAGGAACCGTGAAAATACACGTAGACGTAGTAAGCTAAAATAAAAACCTAAACAATTGTGTAATAATAACTTTATACAAATATTAATTAATAAAAACAAAAAATGGCAAATACATATTCTTGGACAATTAATGCTTTAGACACATATCCTTCACAAGAAGATCTTGCAGATGTTGTTTACAATATCCATTGGGGATTAACAGCTGAGTCGGATCAAACAGATGCGGATGGTAATGCTTATACAGCAAACTCTATCGGCACGCAAACTGTTGCAGCAGCTGACGCTGATGATTATACAGCTTTTGAAGATCTTACACAAGAGGTTGTGGAGGCGTGGCTAGAAGCAAGCGAGTTAGATGTTGAAGCAATCAAAGAAGGTCTTGATTCTCAAATTGAAGAAAAAATTACACCTACAAGTGTAACAAAGCAGTTACCAACTGCATAATTATTATTAACAATTAAATACAATTAAATTATGTCTAACGACGCAAAATTAACCGAAGAGCAATTACAAAAACTACAAGGGTTTGTATCAGCTCTAAACCAATCACAAATGCAATTAGGACAACTAGAAGTTGAAAAACACAGCCTATTGCACCAGACCGGAGAAATCCAAGGACAATTACAAACGTTCCAAAAAGAACTTGAAGAAGAATACGGTAAAGTATCCGTAAACATTCAAGATGGAACTTATGTAGCAATCCCGGAAGAAGATGAATCTGATAAGAAAGATTAGTATCGGGAGAGACTATAAAAATGAAGCTATGCATTACTCCGTAGGCCAAGAGGTCTACGGGGGGCATACTATTTGTGATATAGTTGAGGAAGAAAATAAATTTAGTATTTATATTAAGAAAAACAACGAAGTATTGCCTTGGAAAGATTTTAATAAAAACATGGCAGTCGCGGTTGAATATAACCTAGAATATTAAATGCGAAGCATTTTTAGTTTTATAGTTGAGCCAAAAGAAGAGCGTTATAATAACAAAAAACAAATTGGCGATAACGAATTAATATTAAATACAGAAATATCTGATCATAGGTATATTAGCAGAAATGCTATTGTGCTTGAAACCCCATTAGCCGAAAAAACAGATATTAAAAAAGGTGACGAAGTAATCGTACACCATAATGTTTTTCGCAGATGGTATGATGTTCGTGGTAAAGAAAAAAATTCATCAAGTTACTTTGAAGAAGACAAATACTTTATAACTGCCGACCAAATTTTTTTATACAAGCGTAATAGCAAATGGCACGCACCAAAAGGTTTTTGTTTTGTAAAGCCTTTAAAATCTAATGATAAATTTAATACCGACCAAGAAAGACCTTTAATAGGTATTATAAAATATACTGATAAAGCCTTAGAAAAAAACGGTATTAAAAACGAATGCTTAGTTGGTTTCACACCTTCAAGTGAATATGAATTTATTATAGAGGGCGAAAGAATGTATCGTGTGCCGACCAATTCAATTTCAATTAAATATGAGTATCAAGGAAACGAAGAAGAATATAATCCAAGCTGGACGCAAAGCAGTTGATGAGCTTATAAAGGTTGCTGAAGAAAAAATCATTACTAACACAGAAGATGATGTTTCAACAGACAGGCTTAAAAACGCTGCGGCTACAAAAAAGCTTGCAATATTTGATGCTTTTGAAATATTGAATAGAATCCAAGAAGAGGAAGCTATACTTGAAAATAAACCGCGGAAAGAAACAAAAGAAGCGTTTAAAGGTTTTGCTGAAAAAAGAAGTAGGTAATGTATAAGCAAACTTTATATAAGGTTATAGAGCCCATTAAAATAAACAAGCTTAAAAGATTTAATAAAGCTAAGCGGTGGAAATACGGTTATAACAAGGAAGAAGATATTGTTGTTATAAGCAAAACCGGACAGATTGGCGATGTGTATAGCATACAAAATCTCAAAATAGCTTTACCTCCCGCGCCCGCTAAATTAAGTAAAGGTGATGATAAATGGGTTAAAGCAGAATACCCTAAAGAGTTAAGTAAAATAAAAACCATATTTGATTGGAAAAATTATCCTCCCGAATTCCAAGAAAAATGGGAGCCATATATAGATGAAGAATTCAAAAGACGTGAAGAAGGCCATTGGTTCTATAATAAGGGCGTGGCTACTTACATTACTGGTACTAACTATATGTACTTGCAGTGGACCAAGATTGATGTTGGGGCACCTGAGTTTAGAGAAGCAAACAGACTTTTCTTTATTTTCTGGGAAGCTTGCAAAGCAGATACCAGGTGTTATGGAATGTGCTATCTCAAAAACAGACGTTCGGGATTTTCGTTTATGGCATCGGCTGAAACCGTTAACTGGGCTACAATATCAAGCGACGCACGTTTCGGAATATTGTCCAAATCTGGTTCCGATGCAAAAAAAATGTTTACAGATAAAGTTGTACCAATATCAATAAACTATCCGTTCTTTTTTAAACCAATACAAGACGGTATGGACCGCCCAAAAACAGAACTAGCTTACAGGGTACCCGCATCAAAATTAACAAGAAAATCAATAGCATCAGGACAGCAGCGCGAAGAGCTTGAAGGCTTAGATACAACTATTGACTGGAAAAATACAGGTGACAACAGTTATGACGGTGAAAAACTAAAACTGTTAGTACACGACGAAAGTGGTAAATGGGAAAAGCCGGATAACATATTAAATAACTGGCGTGTAACAAAAACTACATTAAGATTAGGTAGTAGAGTTATAGGTAAGTGTATGATGGGATCAACATCAAACGCATTAGATAAAGGTGGTGAAAACTTTAAAAAATTATATAATGATTCCAACGTTACAAAAAGAAACCGCAATGGACAGACTCGCAGCGGATTATATAGTTTGTTCATACCTATGGAGTGGAATTACGAAGGATTCATTGATTCTTATGGACACCCTGTCTTTGATACGCCGGCAGAACCAGCTGAAGGCCCATACGGGGACCTCATTGACCAAGGAGTAATAGAGCATTGGGATAATGAGGTTGATGGATTAAAAGGCGACCAGGACGGCTTAAACGAATATTACAGGCAATTCCCGCGCACTGAAGAGCATGCGTTTCGAGATGAAACAAAAAATAGCATATTTAATCTAGCTAGAATATACGAGCAAATAGATTATAATGACGATATTGAATCTTTAGCAGGGGTTACAACAGGTAGCTTTCAATGGGAAAATGGAATAAAAGATAGTAAAGTAGAGTTCGTACCAAACCCAAATGGAAGATTTAAAGTAAGCTGGGTGCCACCTGCAAATTTACAAAACCGTGTAATAGTAAAGAATGGGGTAAATTACCCTGGAAATGAGCATATGGGTGCCTTTGGCTGTGATAGTTACGATATATCAGGTACTACAGACGGGCAAGGATCTAAAGGCGCACTGCATGGATTAACAAAATTTAGTATGGAAGATGCTCCTGCTAATATGTTTTTTTTAGAATATGTAGCGCGCCCACAAACAGCAGAAATGTTTTTTGAAGATGTGCTTATGTCATTGGTATTTTACGGAATGCCATTGCTTGCGGAAAATAACAAACCTAGATTATTATATTATTTAAGAAGAAGAGGTTATCGCGGATTTTCAATGAATAGACCTGACAGAGCTAGAAACAAGCTATCTGTTACAGAAAAAGAAATTGGTGGAATTCCTAACTCTTCTGAAGATATACGGCAAGCACATGCCGCTGCAATAGAATCATACATACAAAAATATGTTGGTTTATCAGAAAATGGCGAATATGGAAATATGTATTTCAATAATACATTAAATGATTGGGCAAAATTTGATATAAACAAAAGAACAAAATATGATGCCGCCATTAGTTCTGGCTTAGCAATTATGGCTTGTAATAAAAATTTATATGCCCCAAATCAAGAAAAACAAAAATTAAAGCTTAATCTGAACATCGCTAGATATAAAAACGATGGTTCACAATCTAAAATAATAAAAAATTATGGCTGAGTCAGTTGTAAAAAGTTATTTTCCTAGCCAAACAGTTAGCGATGTAGAAAAAGCAAGTCCAGAATATGGTCTTGAAATAGCGCGTGCTATTGAAAACGAATGGTTTAAAAGAGACGCAGCTACAAACAGATTTTATGTAAACCAAAATGCTTACCACAATTTGCGCCTATATGCTCGAGGCGAGCAATCTGTTCAAAAATATAAAGATGAGCTGTCTATCAATGGCGATATGTCTTATCTTAATCTTGATTGGAAACCTGTTCCAATTATACCTAAGTTTGTAGATATTGTAGTGAATGGCATGGCTAATCGTACTTATGATATTAAGGCATATTCGCAAGATCCTTTTGGTGTTAACAAACGCACTGAGTATATGGAAGGTATACTTAGAGATATGCAAACAAAAGAGCTTAACGATTTTGCGCAAGCTAATTTTGGTATAAACCTTCAGGAAAGTAATATGGCTGAACTTCCTGAAAATGAAGAAGAGTTGCAATTACATATGCAGCTTAACTATAAACAAGCTATTGAAATTGCGGAAGAAGAAGCAATAAATGTTATTCTAAATAAGAATAGATATGAATTAACTAAAAAGCAATTATATTATGATCTTGCTGTTTTAGGTACTGCTGCAGTAAAAACTACATATAATAATTCAGAAGGTATAAAAATTGATTATGTAGACCCGGCTAATATTGTGCATTCATACACAGAATCGCCATATTATGACGATATATATTATATTGGCGAAATTAAAACAATACCAATTAATGAATTAAAGAAAGAATTTCCAAATATTACAAATGAACAATTAGAAAAACTTTCTTCCGAAGGGTATTCAAATTATAGAATATATAATAGGCATAACCCTATAGCTAAAAAAGAAGATTCTAACACGGTAGATGTGCTGTATTTTAATTATAAAACTTTTCACAATGAAGTTTATAAAATAAAAGAAACAGGAACCGGAGCTAAAAAAGCAATTAAAAAAGATGATTCATTTAATCCTCCTAAAGATCCAAGGGCAAGGTTTGAAAGAATAGCTACAAATATTGAAGTATTATACGAAGGAGTATATGTCCCAGGTGCTAATATGTTATTAAAATGGGAGCTTTGTGAAAATATGATGCGCCCAAAAAGTGATGCTAATAAAGTAAAAATGAATTACTCAATAGTAGCGCCACGTATGTACCAAGGTCGTATCGAATCATTAGTAAGCAGAATTACAGGTTTTGCTGATATGATTCAGCTAACCCATTTAAAACTTCAACAGGTATTATCTAAAATCGTTCCAGACGGTGTTTATTTAGACGCCGACGGTCTGGCAGAAATAGATTTAGGTAATGGAACAAATTATAGCCCGCAAGAAGCGTTAAATATGTTTTTCCAAACAGGTTCTGTAATTGGTAGATCATTTACTTCAGAAGGCGATATGAATCCGGGCAAAGTTCCTATTCAACAAATATCAGCTGGCTCTGGGGGCAATAAAATTTCATCATTGATTAGTACATACAATTACTATTTACAAATGATGCGAGATGCAACCGGGCTAAATGAGGCTCGTGACGGTAGTACTCCGGATAGTAGAGCACTAGTTGGAATACAAAAAATTGCAGCAGCAAATTCAAATACCGCCACAAGACACATACTAAATGCAGGATTGTTCTTAGCAGCGGAAACTGCAGAAAAAATATCACTACGCGTTTCAGACGTTATAGAATATTCACCGGCGCGTGAAGCATTCATACAATCTATCGGCGTACATAATGTAGCAACTTTGGCTGAACTATCAGAGTTGCACATTCACGATTTTGGCATATTTATTGATTTAATGCCAGACGAAGAAGAGCAACAAAAACTTGAAAACAATATTCAAACTGCATTGTCTGCAGGGCTTATTGATTTAGAAGATGCTATTGATCTTCGGGAAATTAAAAATATTCAGTTAGCAAATCAAATGCTTAAAATACGCAGACGTAAAAAATTAGAGCGTGACCAAGCAATGCAACAACAGAATATTCAAATGCAAGCACAGGCAAATGCGCAAACTCAGCAAGTGGCAGCGCAGGCAGAAGTGCAAAAACAGCAAGCGCTAACCGCTCAGAAAGCAGAGTTAAAACAAATAGAGTCTCAGCTTGATATGCAACGCTTAATGCAAGAAGCACAACTTAAGAAAGATTTAATGAATCTTGAGTTTCAAATGAACATGCAGCTAAAAGGCATGGAAGTTGATGTGCAGAAACAAACAATTAAAGAAAAAGAAGATCGCAAAGATGATCGTACAAAATTACAAGCATCCCAACAAAGCGAGCTAATTAATCAAAGAAAAAATAATTTACCACCTAAATCATTCGAATCAGCAGGTAATGATATACTTAGTGGTGATTTTGACTTAGGTTCTTTCGAACCTAGGTAATGTATAGTGTATAATCTTATAATATTTTATTATGGCTGAAAATGTAGAAGCTAAGATAGTTGACAGCGAAGAGTTGTCAATTCAAGAAAAAGAACAAGCAGCAGCTGAAAAATCAGGGGCTGTATTTGAAGATGGTGTATATAAAGTTGATTTACGTCAACCACCAGTAACAGAACAAGAACAAAACGAAGAAAATGCCGTTCAAGAGCAAAGCACAGATGAGGTTCCTGTACGCGACGAACCCGAAGCTAGCCAAGAAGTGGCAGAAGAAGTACGGGATTCCGAAGAACCTACCCAAGAAGAAGAAGCGGTAGTTTTAGAAGAAATCACCGAAAACGAAACCCCGGAAGAAACAGTACAAGAAGAAGCACAAGAATTAGCATCTGAAGTGGAAGAAGCTATTCAAGAGCAACAAGATTCTGGTATTGAACTCCCGGAAAATATTCAAAAAGTCGTAGACTTTATTAATGAAACAGGCGGTACGCTTGAAGATTACGTAGCACTAAACAAAGATTATTCATCAGTGGATGATATGGCATTGTTACGTGATTATTATAAACAAAATAAACCGCATTTATCTGCGGACGAAATTGATTTTTTAATCGAAGATAGCTTTTCATTTGACGAAGACGTTGATGATGAGCGCGATATTAAACGTAAAAAACTACGTTTTAAAGAAGAGGCTGCAAAAGCACGTCAATCTTTAGAAGGATTAAAAGATCAATATTATAAAGAAATTAAAGCAGGATCTAAACTTACAGCTGAACAACAAGAAGCTGTTGAGTTTTTTAATCGCTATAATAAAGAAGCCGAAGAGTCATCTAAGGTAGCTGAGCAACAGAAAAACATATTTTTACAAAAAACTGAGCAAGTTTTTAATGACCAATTCAAAGGTTTTGAATATAAGGTTGGAGATAAAAAATATCGCTTTAATGTTAAAAATGCAAATGAAGTAAAAACCGCTCAAGGCGACATAAATAACTTTATTAAGAAGTTTCTTAATAATGACAATGTTATGAGTGATGCTAAAGGCTATCATAAATCTTTATTTACAGCTATGAATCCAGATGCAATTGCTAATCACTTTTATGAACAGGGTCGCGCAGATGCTGTGAAAGAAAGTGCAAAAACTTCTAAAAATGTTAGCATGGACCCGAGAGGGGTACATAATAAAGCTAATGCAAGCGGAAAACCAGTAGCAAGAGTAATTGGCGATGATACTTCAAAATTAAAAATAAAACTAAAAAAATACTAAAAAAAATAAAAAATGGCAAATGTAAATTTTACTGGTGGCGTTCCAACTGAGTTTACTCCTTATGCAAGTAAGACAGTAACAACTGGAAACTACCTTAACTTCCACGGGGCTAGCGGTGCAAACTGGTCTCAACAATATCTACCTGAGCTTTACGAACAAGAAGTAGAGCGTTACGGTAATCGTTCAATCGCATCTTTCTTACGTATGGTAGGTGCAGAAATGCCTATGGCTTCTGATCAAGTTATTTGGTCTGAGCAAGGGCGTCTTCACTTAGCTTACGAAGGGGCGGCAATTGATAACGCTGGTGTGATTACAATTGCAAATAGTGGAACCCACGCAGTACGCGTTGGTCAAACTATTGTGCTTTCTGATAATGACGCTACTCCAACAATTATTAAAGCTTATGTTAGCGCGGTAGCTTCTGATAATACAACTCTTACTGCAATTCCTTATTCTGGAGGAGCAACTGTAGGCGCTGTATCAAATTTTTTAACTACTGATGATAACGCAGCTAATACTTGTACTTTCTTTGTTTATGGTTCTGAATTTAAAAAGGGTGAATTGGGAATGTCTGGTTCTGTTACTCCTGAATTCCAATCTTTTACTAACAAACCAATTATCTTAAAAGATAAATTTGAAGTTTCAGGATCTGATGCTTCTCAAATTGGTTGGGTAGAAGTATCTGGTGAAGGTGGTCAATCAGGTTACTTATGGTATTTAAAAGCTGAAGGCGATACTCGCGTTCGTTTTGAAGACTATCTTGAAACCGCAATGGTTGAAGCAGAATTTGCTAAAGCAACAGGTGGTGTAGATTCTATTTTAGGAACTGCTGCAACTGATGACACAGCAGGCACTGAAGGGCTTTTTGCAGCTATTACAGCAAGAGGTCACGTTGCGGCTGATGCATTTGATGATAAAGCTGACGTAATTTCAGATTTCGATCTTATCTTAAAAGAACTTGATAAGCAAGGAGCTATTGAAGAAAACATGCTTTTCTTAAACAGAAATGCTAATCTAGTTATGGATGATGGTCTAGCTGAAATTTCTGCTGGTTCTGCTGGCGGTACTGCATTCGGTGTATTTGAAAATAGCGAAGATATGGCTTTAAACCTAGGGTTTAGAGGTTTCCGCAGAGGATCTTATGACTTCTACAAAACTGACTGGAAATACCTTAACAATAAGTCTACAAGAGGTTTATTTGCTGATATTGAAGGAGTATTAGTTCCTGCTGGTACGTCTTCTGTGTACGATCAAATTTTAGGTAAAAACATTCGTCGTCCATTCTTACACGTACGTTACAAAGCTTCTGAAGCAGATGATCGTCGTATGAAGTCTTGGATTACTGGATCTGTTGGTGGTGCTGCTACTAGCGATCTTGATGCGATGGAAGTACATTACTTATCTGAAAGATGTTTGGTTACACAAGCAGCTAATAACTTTGTATTATTCAAAGCATAATCATTAACTAATATCCAGGGTTGTTTAATATCAGCCCTGGGTATTATTTTTATTAATTTTTTTATTTTATTATATCATGGCAAAAAAAGCTATAGCAGAAGAAACTATTGAGGTTGCACCTCAACCAGTTGTTGCAAAAAAAACAACAACTAAAGAACCAGTTAAGCCAAGCTGGGAAAGAAAAGATAGAACCTATTATTTATTAAACGGCATGGAGCCCTTGACATTTAGATTAAAGTCAAGGAATATAATGTGGTATGATGAAGAAAAAGGTTTTGAAAGAGAAATTAAATATACTACAAATCAAAAAACCCCATTTGTTGATGAATTTAAAGGCAGTGCGCGTTTAGAGCATATTGTATTTAAAGATGGTGTTTTAAATGTTCCAAAAGAAAAAATAGTATTACAACAAATATTATCGCTTTATCATCCTGCAAAAAATAAAATATATGCAGAATTTGATTCTGAAATTGTTGCAGAAGATGAATTAACTTTTATAGAGCGAGAGTTTGAGGCATTGCAAATAGCAATGGAGATGGATATAGACCAGGCTGAAGCTATTATGCGTACTGAGATAGGTAAATCTGTAACAACAATGACCTCCAAAGAGCTTAAAAGAGATTTGATGGTATTTGCTAAAAGAAACCCAAGACTCCTTATAGAGCTTGCAAACGATGAAAATATCAATATAAGAAATATTGGTATTAAAGCTGTAGAGCAAGGGATTATTAAATTATCAAATGACCAGCGCACATTTATATGGGCTAGCAACGACAGAAAACTAATCACTGTTCCATTTGATGAAAACCCATATTCGGCGCTAGCATCGTATTTTAAAACTGATGAAGGTATAGAAGTATACCAAACAGTTGAAAAACGATTAAAATAAGTGATATTTAGGTATAGGCCTACAATATCCGTGGGCCTAACCTAAAATATTAAAATATGAGTGTAAATGTAAACACTGTATACCAAAGGGTATTAGCAATTACAAACAAAGAACAACGGGGCTACATTACACCTCAGGAATTTAACTATATAGCGAATCAAGCTCAATTAGATATATTTGAGCAATACTTCTATGATTTAAACCAATTCGCTAGAATCCCAGGAAATAGTACAGAGTATTCAGACATGCTGGATATTTTAGAAGAAAAAATAAGTTTATTTGAAAAAGTTGGTGTTACTGTTACAGGCGGTATTACGCTACCATCTGACGTATATAGATTAGGCAGTATATTATATAATGATATTGATGCTGAGCATATAACACAAAAAAATTGGTTATATATTAAAAAATCACCACTATCACAACCTTCAAATGATTTCCCCATATACTTAAGAGATAGCGAAACAAACGCAATAAAAGTATATGCAGATAGTATTACTGCAAATGAAACAGCAGATGTTACTTGTAATTATATAAAAACACCTGCAAACGCCAACTGGGCGTATGACGGCACTACAGGGTTATATGATTCAGGCAATTCAACAAATTTTGAATTACACGCATCTGAAGAAACAGAATTAGTGGTTAAAATATTAGCGCTTGCTGGTATTGTACTAAAAGATCCCGGATTATATCAAATTGGATCCGCGGAAGAAGTTAAAAACGTTCAACAAGAAAAAGCTTAATAAATGTCTCTATTCACAATTACACAAGAACGTTATTATAATAACAGTACGAATTTTACCGGTGACGGATCTGCGCTCGCGTTTACTTTAACAACAGCGATGTTTGATCCATTGCCAACTGTGCTTGGTGATTTGCAAATATTTGTTAATGGCAAAGAAATAAGCCAAGGTAATTATAGTTATTCTTCGCCTACAATTATATTTTCAGGAAACACAAATAATACAGATGTATTAGAATCTGATGGAGCACCAAAAGACGGTTTGCAAATTGTAGTTGTACAAGTTAATGCAATTGAACAATTAGGCGGTTATCAACATATTACTTTAGCTGACGTTGTAAATAACTTTATGATTTCGTATGTTGGTGAAGAAAAAATTATACCAAAAGTAAAACGTAGCAATGTGCTTTTCTTTGCGCAAAGAGCAATACAAGAGCTTAGTTACGATACTTTAAAAAGTGAAAAGTCGCAAGAAATAGAAGTGCCGGATAACCTTCAAATGAAATTGCCTCATGATTATGTTAATTATGTGAAGTTAGCATGGGTAGACGCGGCCGGGATAGAGCACAGAATAATGCCAATTCGCGTTTCAAGCAATCCTAGCGCGCTTTTACAAGATAATAACTATAACTACTTATTTGATAATAACGGTAAGTTATTGACCGCGAATGAGTCTGAAACAAATAAAAGGTTTAGAGCATTAAATACCACTGTAGATTTAAGTAATAGTTACTACAGAAAAGACGAAGACGGATTTGAAGATTTAAAAGGCGGTAGATATGGCTTAGACCCTGAGCTTATGAATGCTAATGGTTCATTTTTTATAGATGAGTTAAAAGGTAAAATATTCTTTTCGGGTCATTTATCTGGAAAAATTATTACTTTAAAATATATTAGCGACGGCGTTGCAACCGCGGAAGAAAAAGTTGTACATAAGTTTGCCGAAGAAGCAATGTATAAAAGTATTGCCCACGCAATATTAGCTACCCGCGCAAACACACCTGAATATATTGTAAATAGATTTAAGAAAGAAAAATTCGCGGCAGTAAGGCAAGCAAAACTTCGTTTATCTAATTATAAGCCTGAAGAGTTTGCTCAAACGTTGCGTGGCCAATCTAAATGGATTAAACATTAAAATATGCCAGAATTAAAAAACCTGTTCATCAAAGGCAAAATGAATAAAGACCTTGATGAAAGATTAGTTCCTCAAGGTGAATATAGAGATGCTTTGAATGTTAGCGTATCTTACTCAGAAGGCTCTGATGTAGGTGCGCTGCAAAATATTTTAGGTAATACAGAAAGAGTTGGCGGGCTTACTTTTCCGTCAGACGCAACTTGTATAGGCACTGTACGTGATACTGAAAACGATAAAGTATATTGGTTTGGAACATCGGCAACAGCCGACTACATTGCTGAACTTAATCCATCTGATAATAGTGTAGATATTATTTTATGCGACACAGGCTCAATACTTAATTTTAGCACTTCAAATCTTATTACAGGCGTAGCGGTGCTTGACGGTATTTTGTATTTTACAGATGATTTAAATGAACCAAAACAAGTTGATATAGAATATTGGAGAGGCGTAACCGCGACGGATTTTACAACTAGTACAAATCTTTCTGCTGATAGAATATCATTAATTAAAAAATCGCCTATTAATGCTCCTAATTTAGTATTGAAAAATACTAAATCTAATGGATTAAAAACATATAATAACGGTATACCTGTAAATTATGTAGATAAAAATCCTTTTATAGCAGGTGATCAGCCATTAAAAGTAGGGGATGTAATAACTCAAATGTGGCAGGGGAATTCATCTTCTTATGATCTTACATCTCCAAGCGGATGGGTAGTAGGAAATAAAATTAAAATACATAATGAAGATTATGACGCATTTGCAATTGCTGAATTAACAGCAGTAAGCTCAACTTCTTATACGTACGAAATAGTATCTATTGTAGGGGATTTTACAGATGAGCGCGTAGTCTATAAACATTCTTTAATTGAAGAGCCTATACTTTATGAATTTAATTTTGTTAGATTTGCTTATAGATGGAAATATGAAATAAATGGCATAACACAATATTCATTAATATCGCCATTTTCAGAAACCGCTTTTATACCTGGGAATTTTAAATATAATACTTTAAAAGGGTTTAATTTAGCAATGGAAAATACATTGCAAAAAATAACATTAAATACTTTTGATACAAAACCGGTTGATGTAATAGAAGTTGAAATACTATTTAAATATAGTAATAGCCCCAATATTTATAAGATAGCAGAACTTACAACTGAAACAGAATTTAGCTTTGAAAAAGAAATTAAAGGCGAAATTATACCGTCTAATCAATTATTAAGAGCTTTTGATAGTATACCTAAAAAAGCAAAAGCTTTAGAGCTTTCTGGCAATAGATTAATATTTGGTAATTATGTTCAAAATTTTGATGTTACTAAACCTGTATTTGAAATAAACCTTATAGATAGAAGCGGCGCTTCTGAAGCAAAACAATCTATAAAAAGTAAAAGAACATACGAATTTGGTGTTGTATATTTAGATGAATATCAGAGACAAACGCCTGTACTAACAGACAAAACTGGAGTTTTTGATGTGCCATATGGCGGTGGGGGGAATTTAACTTCATTGTTTAATCCATCTCAATTTAAAGCAAAAATAACTAGTACAGCACCATCTTGGGCAACGCACTATAGATATTTTATAAAAGAAAACTCAAATGAATATTATAATTTAGCATTAGCAGGCGCGTTTAAAACTGATAATGGTTTTTATTATTTATCTTTTCCTTCCGCTGAAGTAAACAAAATACAGGCAGGTGATTTTCTTGTAATGAAAAAAGGTTTTAATAATACTATTGTTACAGAATTTGAAAAAAATAAAGTTGCTAGTATTGAAACCGAAGCGCCTGATGAAATTGCAAAAGAAAAAATTACAGAATTAAATATAAATTCTGTTGCATTTTCGCCAGCTACAGAAGACAATAACCCTCTTTTAGTGCAGCAAGCCGGCGGTTCCCCCGCGAAAGGTTCAAAACAATTTGTTTTAGCCGGAAGTAAAAAAGTTCCAGGATCGTTTTGGGAAAACGGCGATACAGCTCCAACAGCAGATTATTCAGGCGAAGGGCTTTCCACGGAACAAATAACTTCAATTAATAATAGTATATATGTCCAGTTTAGCATTGGAAATGCTAAAACAAAATATTATAAAATTTCTTCTACAAAAGAAGCTAATTTTTTATATTATACAGGATTTAATGATCAAAGAAAACATATAGAAATTACTTTAGATGAGCCTTTTACGGATGATATTGATTTTTTATATGAATATAGAGGAGCGGACTCTACTTACTATGTTTCTTTAGATGATTATATTTTAAAACCTAATATTAGTGTAGGATTTTTTTCAGAAAATAATATTGCGTCTAAATTTGATGGTTTGTTTTTTGCTAAAGTACAACAAAATGCAATATTAAATAGTTATTTACAATCTGAATCTGAGCAAGCTATAGCGGATGCTACTACATTACGTACAGCTTATTATATAGCTAATGATGCCCAAGGCAAATGGTATATTATAAGCGGCGGAAAAGCGGGTACTCCCGATAATACTATTCCAGATACGCAAGGAGGCGCGGATGTTTATGAGTCGGTTACATGGGCGCTTACGCTAGGACACCACGCAGTCAGTGTTGAGTTTGGCGGAAATGAGTATGCTTTTAGAGATAGTATAAAAGTTGGTGCTAAAGTTAGATTTAAAGACTACCAAGCAGTTTCCGCTAATTTTGCTAAAGAGCAGGCGTTTATGGGGGTAAATACTGTAACAATACAAAACGGAGGGACTGGCTATTCTTCAAACACAAATGTTTCTGTTAGCGGAGGCAACGGAAGCGGTTTGACAGTAAATACAACGGTTACAAACAATGTTATAACCTCTGTTACAATTGGAGATAATGCCGGCGCAGGATATAAAACAGGTGATGTAGTTGTTGTTTCTGGTGGTAACGAAGATGCTACATTAACATTAACTGCTGTAGAAGATGAAATATATACTATTACAGATATGCGCATCGAAGAGCAAGTTGGATCAAACCCACAAATAGATAGATTTTATCTTAATTTTGATAAAGAGTTTGTAAAAGATTTGCCTTTTCAGGAAGGAGACCAAAACAACGGCTATTCTTTAAGAGATAGTATTGAAATGGAAATAATTGAAGATAAAGAACAATTTGATTTAACCAAAGAAAAAAAGCCGCCAATATTTGAAACATTTCCAGAAGAAAGTTTATTAGAACTTTATTATGAAACGCAAGAAACGTGGCCTATATCTAGCCATGGCAGTTTTAATAATTTAAAATGGTTTAATTCTTTTACATTTAACAACGGCGTAGAATCTAATAGAATTAGAGATGATTATAACGCAATATATATAGACAAAGGGCCTAAAGTTTCTACTACATTTGAAGAGGAATATAAAGAAGAAAGAGTTAAAAACGGTTTAATATTTTCAGGCTTATATAATAGAAAAAACGGTGTTAATAGATTAAATCAGTTTATTATAGCTGAAAATATAACAGAAGAAATTAATCCTGTATACGGTAATATTCAAAAACTAAATACGCGTGATACTGATTTAACACTTTTATGTGATGATAAAATATTAAAAGCACCAATTAGAAAAGATTTATTATTCCAAGCAGATGGCAATCCCCAGGTATTGTCAAGCGATAGATTTATAGGCACTATTATACCTTACCAAGGTAATTATGGCTGCCAACACCCTGAAAGTTTTGCAGATCACATTTATAGAGCTTATTTTATAGATAAAACAAGAGGCAAGGTGTTAAGATTAAGCGGCGACGGCATTACTGAAATATCTAACTATGGCATGAAAGATTATTTTAAAGATAAGCTTTCTTCAAGCTATAATAGAATTGTTGGGTCTTATGATGAAAATAAAGATCAATACAATGTAAGTTTTGTAACAGATTTTATATCTACCTCTGGTACCATTTCATTTTCTGAAAGCGTGAATGGCTGGCCTAGTAGAAAATCGTTTATTCCCGAAGCGGGTATAAGCCTTAATAACATGTACTACACATTTAAAGATGGTAAAATATTTTCACATGATAACGAAACTAGAAATACTTTTTATGGGTACGCTTATACATCGGAAGTAACATCGTTTTTAAACGGTAACCCAGGTAATATTAAAAACTTTAGAACATTAAACTATCAAGGCGATAGCGGCTGGGACGCAACTGCGGCGGGTGTTACAACAAATACAGACCGTGGTACAGTACTATCTTTTGTTGAAAAAGAAGGCGTATTTTATAATTATATTCAAGGAATTAATAATACTACAAAATCAAGCTTAGATTTAAAAGCATTAAATGTGCAGGGCTTAGGCACACCCACAAATATATTGGGTAATAATGCAACTTTTTCTGAATTGAATAATGCGCTGCAAGTTGGTGATGTAGTATACAATAATTCAAATGATACCGGAAGAACTGTTACTGGTATTTCAGGTAAAACTATAACTTTAGATGGTGCGCCAACAAATGCATTTAATTTCTTTGCAAAAAATAATAAGTTTAATACATCAGGTGTGTTGGGCTATTTTTTACAAGTTAAGCTATCACATAACAGTACTGACAAAAAAGAGCTTTACTCCGTTGGAAGTGAAGTATCGTTAAGTAGTTAATTAACACGTAATTAAAATAACATAATAATAAATTAAAATATGGCACTACCATTAGCAGCTATAGGCGGGTTAGCCCAGGGTTTAGGAGGCATCGCCCAAGGAATTATTGGGGGCAGAGCAAGAAGACGTGAACAGCGCGCTGCTCAAGCTGAATTTAATCAAATGAAAAGCCGCTATCAGGCTTTAGATACGTCTAATCCTTATGCAAACGTAACAAACACATTTGAAGATCTTACAGTAAATACACAGGCAGCACAGTTTGCGCAACAGCAGGCTGAGCAAGGTCGTGCTGATATTTTAAGTAATTTAGCGGTATCAGCTGGTGGGGGTGGTATTGCTGCACTAGCACAAAGCTTAGCTAACCAACAAACACAAGCGGCTCAAGCGGCATCAGCAAGTATAGGCCAGCAAGAACAACGCAATCAAATGTTAGCGGCACAAGGCGAACAACGTATGCAACAACTAAGAGCAGCGGGCGAAGCTAGATCACAACAAATGGAAATGATGAAATCAGGTAATTTATTACAAATGGCTGCTGGAAGAAAGCAAGCTGCTGATGCCGCTAGGCAACGTGCTACAGAATCATTGATAGGCGGAGTAGCTGGCATTGGAGCAATGGCAGTTGGTGGTGCTTTTAAAGAAGGCTATGATGGAGGAGCTAGCGGTGGTAATATTGGAACAACTCCACCGTCGTTATTAGATCAAGCTGGAATTCCCACAGCCGGACAACAGTTTACTAATAACTTAGATTTAACAGGTTCAAAGCTTTTTGGTATAAGAGCAGGGTTAGGCAACAATTTTTCTAATTTATCTAAAGACCCATTAAAAGGATTTTAAACATGGCAAAAGGAATTGATTTTTTTAAAATAGGGCAGATCAGCGGTGGAGCACAGCCAGATATAGCAGGCGCTGTAAGCAAAGGATTACAAACGGGGCTTGGGATAGTACAAAAAATTCAAGCTGATCGCAGAAAAGCAGACGAAGAAATTGCCGCTGTGTTAAACACTATTGGCGATGATTATGATCCTAGCTTATTCGAAGTTGAGTCAGTAAGAAATACCCTTACTAATACTTTACAAAATTCTAAAGTTAAAGCCGCAAAGCTAATACAAGAAAGAAAAAACTTAAGCCCTTTAGATGCCCGGTATAATGAGCTTACTACTCAAATAAATTCTATACGCGCTTCTTTTGATCGGCTTAATAAAAACGCTTTAGCTTATAATAATATTGCAAAACAGTATGCTCAGGTTAGAAAAGAAAAAGAACTTACTACCGCAATGGACGGGCGTAAAGTGCAAGACTTAGACGCAATATTGCTGCACGGTAGGTTTAATATAAAAGACGACGGAAAAGGCAATATAACTTATGTATCAGCCACTGGCAACGAATACACGCAAGAGCAGCTTGATGATTTTGCAATGCCAAATTATCCGCTTGCCAAATCATATGCCCCTAAACTAGGCACTATTAAAGAAAAAGCTATAAGAACAGGTAGAGTAATGACAGAGGGTAGCGAAGAATACATTACCGAAAGTATTGCTTTAGGTGATGTATTAAATAATTTTAGTGATGAAGAATTACGCAGCGCTGGTGTTGATGGTTTTGTAAATGGCAAGCCTTTGTTTTTATCAACTCCAGAAGAAAAAGAACAATTATTTACTTTAGAGGGAAATGAATTAAAAGCTTTTGTTCAAAAAAAATTAATGGATAATTATATAGACGCAAGCAAACAGGGCGCGGCGTTATATAAAGCTCCAGCCACGAGGGGAGGCACGCTTACACAAGCCCAAATTGATAAAAGAAATCAAAATAAAGCAAATAAAAACCGTATAGATAATGTTTTTAAAAACGCAATTAGCGCTTTTAATAATAAAAATTTAAAAGCTAGTGCTTTTGATAATTTAGTAACACTTATAGGTCAAGATATTGTCCCTGTAGATTTGAAAAGAGGTATTTTTAAATTGCGGGATAAAGCAAGAATAACTGACCCAGATTATATTCCGCCTGTAATAAATTTATCAAACCCTCAAAATTCAATTCAAAAATTTTATGATGAAACAAATTTACGAGAGGGTGTTGATTATACCGAGCTTCCAACATTTAATATAAACGCTCCAACCGAGCCTACTGCACCTACCGAAGAAGAAAGTAGAACAAATCCATTATTGCTACAATAATACTTTAATAATTTATAAATATGTCTTACATTTTTAACGGGCAACCAATTAACGAAGCTTTTGTAATTGAAGCCGCTGAAGTTAACGGACTTTCTATTGAAGATTATGTAAATCAAAAAGAAGGTTTAGAATTTAAAACAGATCCTATAGATACAGATCCATTTTTGAAAAATGTAAAAAAGGAAATGGGTCCTGCGGAGGAAGCTGCACCTGTAGGGCCGGTAAACCAAATGCAGCAAGATGGGGAATCAGCATTGGAAGATTCTTTATTGGAATCATCACAAATTGATATTGATCCAAAAAAGAAAAAACAAGATCAAGCTTTAGAGTATAAAAACTTTATTCTTAATAATGTATTTGGTGATAACGAAGTTTTAACAACATATGCCGGATCAAATAATTTAATAACAATATTTGATGAAAACGATGGCAACTTACCCAAAACACTACGTAAACAAATTAATAAAGCGCTTGAAGGGCCTTCAAAACAAAAAGAACTAAAATATATAAAATCTGACGGCACGGCTGTATATAAAAATATACCGCAAAATTTAATAGGATCTCCGCGAAAAATGCAATACGATGCATTGAAAGATGCCGATTTTGACGCAATACTTAAACTTACATTTCAAGAAGAAGTACAAAAACGCCAGGCAGAAATTAAACAAAATAGAATTAGCAGCGAATTAGCAAAAGCTGAAGAATTAGGCATTGATCCAAGCATACTATCTAAAAAATACGAAGATATTGATAGAGCTTCAATTTCTAAAGTTGACCTTCGCCAATCAGAATTAGAAAGTTTATTAGCCGATCCTAACGCTACTGACGAAAATAAATTAGCTGCAAGGCAAGAATTAGATAAAATATTAAATAGGGGGATTTTTATAAAAAAAGAAGGTTTATTTATAGACCCGTCCACTAATATGATTATCGGTAAAGAAGAAGCTGATAAAAAAAATGGCTTAGATTTAACAGATTTGTATAAATCTAGCGTAGCCCAGCTAGAAACATACACTGATAAAGATTTATTAAAGCAAGCTTACGAAGATTTTAATTTAGAAACAGCTGCTTATATAAGAGAGGGCAACGAAACTTCAAATTACCTTATAGATAATCAACTAGTACAAAATCGTTTGCAAGAACAGGGCTTTGAATCTACAATGCTAACAAACGGTAAAGACAAAGGCCGCTTGTTATATAGAGACGTCCCCTTAAATGTTATATCTAAATATTCTGTTATTTTAGATAATGACAGCTTGTTCACTAAAGGGAATAGCCCTATTGAATTTGACGCTATACAACCTGTTAAAATTGAAAATGGTAAAATTCAACATGACGGCAGCGCAAAAGAATATGCAAATACACTTGTTAGGTATACTAATGACGGCTTTGATATAAAAGCAAGAAGAGAGGCTTTTAAACAAGTTTACTTATTAAATAAATCACCGGAAGCAATAAACAGAGGTTGGGCGTTTGGAAAAGGTATTATAGATGCTTTACCTATCGATAAAGATATAAAACAACACCATAAAATTGCTGGATTAGAAGTATTAAATCAAGTTAATACTATTGCCGAAGACGCAGGTATAACTTTAACAGAAAAGCAAAAAAAAGCAACTAAAATGTCATTTGGCGAAGATGTGTCTTATGGAGCAGGTGGCATGGTCCCTATACTCGCCGAATTTGCTTTTTTAAACAAAGGGCAATCAGCTATTACTGGATTAACTAAATTGGGCGGTTATTTAAATAAACTGCAAAAAAGCAAACGATTTGTTGACAAAGCTAAATCACTTGGCATTTTAGCTGGGCTTGAAGAAACAAAAACACAAATAGTTGGGTTTGACACAGGATCAGGTGTAGGTTTTGCTGTTGCCGGCAAAGCTTTATCACCTTTAAAAATATCTTCAAAATATAATCAACTAAATACATTTATTAATAAAGTATTAATGGGTGGGGTTAGTTTTCCAATAGCTAGTGAAGCCGCTGGAAATCTGGAAGCATTGGTTAGAGATGTGCAAAATGTAGAGTCTTACCAAACTTATATAAATGAAAATTATGGAGATTATAGCGAAGTAGGCAAAAGAGTATTGCATAATGTTATAATGGGTATGGGGCTTGGTGTAACGCATTTGAAGTCTAAAGATATTAAAACTACTCAAGAAATAAATAAGCTTTACAGAGAGGCTCAAAATAAATTTTATGAAGCTGCTGCTAAAGGTAATGAACAAGACGCTCAAAAGCATGCAGAGCTAATAATTGAAATTGACGCTTATAAAGAACAAGCTAATCTATTAGACAGTTATTCTACAAAAGAAAAAGCTAAAAAAGCTATAAAAAAAGAAACAGACGCTATTAATAAAACTTTGGAAGAAGCTGGCGGTAAAAAATTTGAAATTGAAGTTGTAGAAGATTCTTCCACTATGCTTTCTGAAAAAGATAAAGCGAATGTAGACAAAAGCAATAATAGGCTTATTATAAATAAAAATAAAGCTGAAATGGGAGTACTTCCGCACGAAGGTACTCATATGGCGTGGAACTCGTTATTTAAAGGAAGACCGGAGTTTAAAGCAGAAATACTAGGCATGCTCGAAAGCATTGCTGGCAAAATGAAACTTAATGATGGTAGATCTTTATTAGAAGCTATTAAACAAGATAAAAATATAACAGCAGAAAAATTTCAAGAAGAACTATTTGGATATACTGCCGAGTATTTGTCTAAGCCTGAATATTATACAGATTTTGTTTCTCAAAATGCTTTTAAAGATTTAAAACTTCGTATTCAAAACTTTACTGAAAAAAGATTAAAGCATAAACCTAAAATAAAAACAGAGCAAGACCTTATTGACTTTTTAGGCAGATGGAATCTTAATATAGAAGGCGGTAAAAGTGCGGCTAAACAAGCGGAAAGATTTAATGAACTTATTGATAGAGTTGTACCAACAACAGAAACTGTTGCATCTAGAGATCTACAATTAGAAAAATCTAACCTTATTGCTGAGCGGGCTAAAATTATTGAAGCCCAAAAAAAATTAGCTAAAACAAAAGGGCCTAAAGAAAAAATAGACGCTAATGTTGCTCGTATTGCTGAAATTAAAAAAGAATTAGATAGGCTTGATAAAAACATTAAGATTGCAGAAAGCAACGCTAAAAACACCGACATAATAAAAAGAGAGTTACCTCTAGCTGAAGAACGGGCAAAAGCTAATCAAGATTTTGTTAAAGATGCTCAAGGTAATATTTTAAAAGACAAAAAAGGCGATCCTATATTAGATGTATCGAAGCATAAATCTGCATTGTTACAAAGCGCTGAAAGTAATTTGCTTAAAGATAACCAAGCTATAATTCAAAAAGAAATAAATAGATTTGATCCAAAGCTAGGCGGTGATAAAACATTATTTGAAGGCGAAATACTTAAAAACTTTTCAGATTTAATTAAAACATATTCTGCAGAAAAAGGCGAATTCGGAGCATACTTAAGAGCTAATTTACCGAAAAGAACACCTACTGCATTTGAAGTAGTAGGGCAAAGAAAAGCTGGTCGCGAAGACTTATTTGAAGCTGATGTTACTGAAGCTAAAGGCATTGAAGCCACAGAGGTTGACGTTGAAATATCAAGTGGTAGAGCCACCGATAGACAATTTGAAGCTAGAACGCCATTTCAAGGGCAGCAAGAGGCTAAAGGATTTATTTTAGGTAAAAATACTGAAATACCAAAAGAAATTAAAGATGCAATCGAAGCTGAAATACTTGATGGGGCTAAAAGTTTAGATTTTGAAAACTTAAATTATGGCAACATACCTAACTTAGCTAAAAAATCTATTAAAAAATTATTTGGCAAACCTAAAAACCGTGTGCAGTTTTTAAGAAACGAAGCGGAAGGCTTGTACGCATTGTTGCCAGAACCAGCAATGAAGCAAGCTGTTACAAGAACAAAATCAGCTACGGGTATTGCTAAAACAGGTTTAAAAGTATTTTATCCAGAAACTGAACTAGGTAGAGTAACACAAGAAAAAGAACGTGTTTCAAAAGCAGCTGGAACAGCAGCGGGGCTTATAGAAAGAACAAAGCTTCCGTTTAACAAACAATTATGGTTAGATACTTTTGGTATTAATAAAGGGCAAAAACAAACACGTAACCAAGCAGAATCACTGCAACGTACTTTAGAAGACGCTATTGGTAAAGCTATAACAAACTATACTATTCGCCAAATTGAGGGTATAGAGCCTAAAACAATCCAACGTATTGCTGACGGTAAATCAGAAGTGCTTGCGTCAACTAGATTAAACAAATTTGATAAAGATTATTTAAAACAAAAAGTAATTGAAGTAATACAATCTGATGTTGGAACTAAAAGCTTTTTTACAAACAGTATAAAAGATATTTTAGATAATCATAAAGTAGATTATATTATTAACCCTGATTTTATTCAAAAACAAACTATAAAAAATAAAAGGGTAGATAAAAAAATAATAAATGAAACTATTGCTAATCAATATTTAGAACAATCTAAAGAGCTTATAAAATATTTTCCTAAAGAACTAGATCCACAATTAATAAAAGGATTTATGTCTTTACATTATAAAAATAATGGTGAAGGAATGAGCGCTAAAAAAATAAGCGAAAGAATAAATGAAAACGGAGAAAAAATAAAAGGCACGCCAGATTATACTAGAGTTTTTGATAATAGTAAAAATAATTTAGGCAAAAACACTCATAAAAGTTGGCAAGAACTTAGCGGCCTTGAAATTAAAGATATAAATAAATTACAAAGTGCTTTAAAAAGAGCAGACAAGCTTCAAGTAAACGGAAAAGGTAAACAAGCGGCTGCGGTTGTTGCTGACGCCTTTGAAAGCATTAATAACAAAACAAGAGTAAAAATTTACGATGCTATCCAGCAATCTTTAGAGCAATTTATAAATGACGCTCCAGATGTTACTTCTAAAAACGCCCGTATTGAGCATGTTGCTAGAGTAAAACGATATAACACTAATGTTATAAGTGGCGAAAGACAGCTAATGCCTGTTTTAGCATATCAACCTGCCGGTATTGGCGGCCCTAAAAAAACCGAGCATCTTAAAGCAATGATACTACAAAATTTAGAATCATTTGATGCTATTACTAACCCCGCTAAGTCTTGGAAAGAACAAAGCTCTGAAGTTATGAAAGATGCGGGCGTTATTATTGGAGATCGTTATATTATGGATATAATGGATAAAATTGGCGGTAAAATAAACACCTCTAATATTGATAGATTATTACTTGTTTCTGATAAACTTAATAAATTTGTTACTGTTGAAAGTAAAGGTAAACAAACTTTAGAAGATTATTATTTTAATAATGTTGCTAAAGAATTAAATATACCTAAAAATACAATAAATCAACCATTTATTAAAGATGCAGTCATAGAATATATAGGTAATGGTAAAACAGTCGCAGGAAAATTAATATTAGAAAAACTTGCCGCAGCTAGTAGAATAGAGCAGAAGGCTTATAATGAAGAGTTGCGTATAGCAAAAAATTCTGGTTCTATGGCTTCTACTGAACTTAAAGGCGCTAGTAAAATGCAATTGATTGGCGCTAATAAAAAGAAACAACAAGAAGTTGTAGATAATATAAAACAACAATTTGCGTCTACTGATTTAAATAAAAAATTTAATCAGCTTATACTTCGTCCAGCTACTGGATTTAAAGGTAGTCAAAAAATAGGAGCTAAAAGAGCATCTATAATTGGCAAAGGAAAAGGCAAGTGGGACATAGTTATAGGCCCTAAATCAGATGACTTTGTTGGATTACTTTATAGAACACTTGGCAAAGGAACGCAAGGTGAAGCGCAGATGGAGTTTTATAAGAAAAACCTTTTAGATCCTTACACTAGAGGCGTTGATGCTGTTTCTAGAAACCGAGTTAAACTATTACAAAGTGTAAAACAGCTAGGCAAGCAATTAGACGTTGCGCCTAAAAAGCTTAAAAAAGCTATACCAGAAGCCGGTGGGTTTACTGGTAATCAAGTTATGCAGTTATATATATGGAATAAACTAAAATATAATATTCCAGATTTAACAAAAACAGAATTAAAAAGCGCTTTAGATTATATTAAAACATCGCCTGAGTTGCAAGCGTTTGCAGATCAGCTTATAACTTTAACCGATGGTAAATACCAAAAACCAGGTAAAAATTGGGAAGCTAGAAATATTGTTGGTGACTTAATAGCTTTAAACAACGAAGGCGTAAGAAGCAAATATTTAAAACAATTTAATGAAAATAAAGATATTATTTTTAGTAAAGAAAATTTAAATAAACTAGAAGCCACATACGGCACATCTTACAGAGAAGCTTTAGAAAACTCTTTAAAACGAATGGAAAGCGGAAGAAATAGATCATTAACTGGTAATAAAACGGTTGATAAATTTCAAGAGTGGATAAATGGTGCTGTAGGTACCACAATGTTTTTTAATAGCCGCTCCGCAGTGCTACAAACAATATCAACCGCTAACTATATTAATTGGTCTGATAATAATCTTTTAGCCGCTGGAAAAGCTTTTACTAATATTCCGCAGTATACTAAAGACTTTAAAACGATTTTTAATTCAGACTATCTTATTAATAGACGTGGTGGATTAAAAATAAATGTTGAAGATGCCCAAATTGCAGAGTTAGCCCAGCAAGGTGGTGTACAAGGGTTTTTTAGTAAACTACTTAAAAAAGGATTTTTACCAACACAAATTGCAGATAGCTTTGCTATTTCGGCTGGGGGTGCTACGTTTTATAGAAACAGAGTTAATACATATTTAAAGCAAGGAATGAAACTTGAGGCGGCTGAACTCAAGGCTTTTAGAGATTTTCAAAAAGCAACTGAAGAGTCTCAGCAGTCTTCAGATCCTTCTAAAATATCTATGGAGCAAGCAAGTACACTTGGCCGAACAATATTAGCTTACGCTAATACTCCTTCGCAGTATGCGCGTTTAAGTAAAAAAGCTGTATTAGATTTATACAATAGAAGAGGCAGTGATAAAGAAAACCTTTCAAAGCTAGCGTATTATACATTTATGCAAAACTTAATATTTAATACGCTTCAAAAAGGGTTGTTTGCTTTAGCATTTGATGGAGATGAATATCCTGACGCATCAATAGAAAATAAAGCTTATGATGTTGCAAATGGCATGAGTGATAGTGTTTTACGAGGTATGGGCATACCAGGAGCAGCTGTTAGTACTGTTAAAAATGTAGTTTTACGCTTGCAAGCTGAATCAAAAAAGAAAAGACCGGAATATTCGGAAGCCGCGTGGAATTTACTTGATTTATCGCCGCCTATAGATTCAAAAGTTACTAGAATTAAAAGTGGATTAAAAAGCTATGAATTTAATAGTAAAAAAATGAAAAAAATGGGGCCTACAATAGAAAACCCGTTTTATATGGCTAACGCTCAAATAATATCTGGAGCTACTAATGTTCCGCTGGACAGGCTATTGTTAAAATATGACAATATATCTTCTTCGCTAGATCAAGATAGAGAATTTTGGCAAAGAACAGCTTTACTTATGGGGTGGCCAGAATGGCAGCTTGAGCCTCCAAAACCTAAAAAACCTAAAAAACCTACAGCGGCACAAAAAATAAAAACAACAGAAGAGCAAAGAAAAAAGAAACTACTAAAAAGATTTGAATAATGGCTAAAGATGCATGTTATAAAAAAGTAAAAGCACGTTACCGTGTATTCCCATCTGCTTATGCAAGCGGTGCAATAGCTAAATGCCGTAAAGTGGGCGCAAAAAACTGGGGAAATAAATCTAAAAAGAAATAAACTACGTAATCACATAGTAATGGCAGTACGCAAAACAAAAAAAGGCGCATCGCTTAAACGTTGGTTTAAAGAAGAATGGATTGATGTCCGCACCGGCAAGCCTTGTGGTAGACGCAAAGGTGAAAAGCGTGGTACTCCATATTGTCGCCCTAAAAAACGTGTATCATCAGCCACGCCTAAAACAGCTGGCGAAATGTCTGCTGTTGAAAAACGTAAAAAAATTGCTGAAAAGAAAAGATTAGGACAGCCGGCAGGCAAGCCTCGTCGTGTTAAATCTGTGAAAAGAAAAAAGAAATGAGCTTAAATGAACTTAGACTTTATGTTATAAACGGTAGCACGCTTGGCGTTACTACTTTTGCTCAAATAGAAGATAGTTTAAAAATTGTTCTTTTATTAGTTACAATAGGATATACTATAGCTAAATGGAAAGATGTTAAAAAAAATAAATAATGTCTGAGCTCAGTGAAAATACAAAGTTTAACGTTAATGTAAAAACTATAATTGCAATCTGTGCTGGTTTATTGTCAATTGCTGGGGTATATTTTACATTAATAGCGGAGATACAACAAATGCATTTAAGTATTATGCGCATGGAATCTGAGCTAAGCATGAACTCCGAGTTTAGAATTAAATGGCCGCGTGGAGAACTAGGAGCATTGCCAGACGATGCGGAGCAAAATATGCGATTAATCTATTTAGAAAAATACCAGGAAAAAGCAGTCGAAGATATTGACGTTTTAAAATTACAAGTAAAAGAGCTAGAATCTTGTATGAACGAATAAAATTAAATTAAATGAGTAAGCTTAGTAAACATATTAGTATGCGAGAAGCAACCGAGTCGTATACTGCAAAACGCTTAGGTATTAATAATATACCCAGCGGTTATCAACTTACAAATATGGCCGGAGTTGCAGAAAACATATTTGAACCTCTTCGCGAATGGGCCGGTAGCCCAATAAAAATAAATTCTTTTTTTCGATCACCCGAACTTAATAAAGCAATAGGGGGGAGTTCTAAATCACAACACTGTGAAGGTAGAGCTATAGACATTGATGATGTATACGGTTATAAAACTAATGCTGAAATGTATGATTGGATAAAAGAAAACTTAGATTTTGATCAAATGATTTGGGAATTTGGAACAGACAAAAACCCAGATTGGGTGCATGTGAGCTATGTATCTGCAGATGAAAACAGAATGCGTTGTTTAAAAGCCGAAAAAATAAACGGTAAAACCGTGTATAGCATTATATAATATGTCTGATATAAATAATTTTTTATCTAAAAACTGGACTATAGTAGTTTGGTTTGTTGCGGCTGTTTTTGCAGCAGGTGGCATTTACAGCGAGTTTGCTTCTTTAAAAAATCAAGTAATGGTTTTAGAAGATCGTCTTGGAAAAAAAATTGAAATAATAAACGAACTTGAAAGCAGAGTAATCCAGCTCGAAAAAGATATAGAATACGAAAAAGGATATTTACAAGGAAAAAAAGAGGGTAGCTGAAAAGCCACCCTTTTTTAATATGTATAGATTATTCAATTTTTTATACACATTAGTTATTATATGTATAAAAAAGTCATAACTTTTAACCTTTAGCCATCACAACTTAAACAATCTGGATCCATTGCTTTTGCAGCAATATCGCCCCTGAGTACCGATTCGGTACGCATATAATATAAAGTCTTAACACCTTTTTTCCACGCATCTAAATGAACTTGATTAATCCACTTAGGCGAAGCTTCAGAAGGAAACGCTAAGTTAAGTGATACAGCTTGATCAACATATTGTTGTCTGATCCCGGCTTGATTAACCAGCTCTAATTGGTTTATTTCTTTAAAGGTTTTAAATACATCTTTGACTGTATCAAAGCCCGTTAAATCGAGCGATTCTTGCTCTGAAATACGTGTAAGCTTTTTATTTACATACCCCCAATCATCTAGCTCAGGTATATCTTGTACACTGCCGCCATCGGCCATTATTTTATCCCACGTTTCATTAGTGTTAATACCTGCTTTGCGGAGGACTTTAGTTAGCTCTTTGTTTTTCCTAATGAACGTACCCTTCGCACTTTGTTCAGTGAAAACATTAGCGGCCCAAGGCTCAATGCCAGGACTAACGTTACCGGCAAGCTTACTATTAGACACAGTAGGAGCAATAGCCCTAAGATGAGTGTTACGAAAGCCAGTACCGCGGCACCACAAAGGTTCACCATAAACTTCAGCAAGAGCCCTAGATGCTCTTTCACTTTCAATTTTAATTTGCGAAAATATTCTTCGCGTTTCAAATTGCGCTTGTAACCCCTCAAACGGGATTCCATTTTGCTGGAGGTATGTGTGCCATCCAAGTACGCCAAGGCCGATAGCTCTGCCTTTTTCCGCAGATCTGACTGCATTTTCAAATCCTTTGAGTCCTTTTGCTTTTTGCAAATATTCTTCCAAGACGCCGTCAAGAAACCATATAGCGTCATATATAAGGTTTGTATTCTTCCACTCTTCATATTTAGTTAAATTTACTGATGATAAACAACAAACAAAGCTATGTGACTCATCTGTGTGTAATGTAATCTCACTACAGATATTTGTCATGTGTACCTTTAACGCGTTTTCTTTATATGCTTTTGGATTTGCTTTGTTAACATTTCCTTTAAACATGATATACGGCTCTCCAGTTGCTTTTCGTTTTCTAATAAGTTTACTCCATCTAGTCCGCGCTTCCGAATCTCCTTGTTCAAGGCGTCGCATAAACTTATCACCAACAACTGCGCATTGATGAAGGTTGAGTGACTGTCTGTTAACGTCGCCTTTTGGTTCTCTAATTTCAAGCCACTCTTCAAAATCGTCGTGTTCAATATTGATGTTGACTGATGCTGCGCCTCTGCGAACAGAGCCTTGATTAGTCGCGAGGATAGTTGAGTCGTAGATTTTGCAAAAGGGGACAACTCCGTCTGATGTTCCATTACCTGTAATTGTTGCTCCGGCAGGACGTATCATATTTAATCCGATACCAACTCCCCCGCCGTGTTTAGCTAGTAACATCATTTCTAAATTTTTACCCCCTATATCCGCTATACTATCACCTACATCAATACCAAAGCAAGAAATAGGTAACCCACGATCAGTACCTGTGTTACTAAGTACAGGGCTAGCGAGGTTAAGCCAGCCTTTCCAAATATAATCAAAAAACGTTTCACTCAGTTCCGGTTTGTACAATCGTCTTGCGACTGTTGTTGCGACTCTTTTGTATGCGTCACGGGGTGACTCACCTTGCAGCAAATATCCCCCGGATATAGTTTTCTTGTATACATCGGTATCTCCCCAAGCTGGGTAGTCAATACCTTTTTTCCATTCATTATTCCACATTATTTAAAAAATAAAATTGCGTAGGCTATAGCTACATTCATATTTACTAATACTAAGTTCCATTGTTTTGCTACAAATACTTGAGGAATTGATATTACTCCTGCAATAATATATGTAACTATACCTGTTCTATCAGGTAATATATGTGGGGATAACATCATAAATGCCGTCCCCATATATCCTAATCTATTCGCGAGTCTTTCAATAGGCTTTAACCTACGTTGTCTTACTAAAAATTTTAATACTTTCTTATTCATTGCTTAATTGTTCCCACATTTCGTATTCATCTAGCAGCTTACCAAATGTCTTCAAAGTCCTCGCCTTCACCAGCTTTCGAATAATCCGTCGGCCGAACCGCGAAAAAATCAGTATGAGTATGCCCCCCGGTAAGATGGTAGAACCAATCAAGATTGCTTGCTGCGTTTTTGTCAAATGGGATATGCGACTTAAGATCCGCGTAACCGAGTTCAACGAGTTTTTCATTTGTTCTCTTTTTTATAAAGTGTTTTAAATCATTTGCTTTAATGCCTTCAATGTCACCCATCTCAAACATTTTATCTATATACTTACATTCAAGTTTTACCATTGTTTCGGCAGCGGTAATAATATCTTTTCGACATAAGTCTGCTAATTGATTATTTTCACTACACATATCGCGAAACAACTTACAGCCCATTTTACTATGAAGTGATTCGTCGCGAACACTCCATTTCATTTGTTGCCCGATACCCTTAAGTAAATTGCGTAACTGGAAACTATATAAAACAGCAAAAGCTGAATAGAGACTAACACCTTCTGCGAAAGCTGAAAAAATTGCCAAAGACTTTCCAATACCAACAGAACTTGAACCGCTGTAAGCAACCAAATTATCAAATCTTTCTGCCGTAGCAGGCTCGTGTAAGAATGCTTCATAATCTTCTAATCCTAATGTTTCATTTAAATAACTATATGCAACCGCATGTATTGTTTCTTGCGATCCAAACATCATTGCCATTTGTTGTATTTCGTGTTTTGGAAACCAACCAACTACTTTTTGCGTCCAATAATCTGACACCGCACATTCAGTTTGTGCAAAACCTAATAGTATATTACCTACTAAGTTTTTCTCTTCGGCTGTTAGTTTTTCTTTCCAGTCTTTAACATCGCCTTGCATCGGTATTTCAGTGTGTAGCCAAAATGCTTGTGCTTGTTTTAACCAACCTTCATTGTAATATTCAGGATATTCAAAAGGCTTATACGCTATACGCTCATCAAATAATCCCATTAGTTTTCTATTTCAAGCGCAATATCAATAAACGGTAAATATACTACGTGTTGGTGATGTGTATCACCGTGATATGTACGCATACCTACAACAATGCCTGGATATGTACCTAAACTAATTGACCAATCTTTTCTTTTTTTAGCGCCCTTGCCCTTTGTATTTTTTGACATAATTTTTAGATTTTTTGTTATTACTTGTTTTTGATTTTGCGTGCACGCCTGGCCTAGATATAGTAGGTCTTTCTAAATAATTCGATAAAGTTAACTTAGCCATATACTTTTATATTATGTTCATCATGCAGCTTTACTACATCTTTATATTTTACATATCCTTTTTGATTGATAGACCACTTAATAAATTTATCAATCTGCCGCTCCTTATATTTTTGGCGGGCTACGTGTTTCGAGAGTTTAGGATTAACTCTATTGTTCTGTCGCATTCAGCTTGATTTTGTGGTTTATATAATGTATAACTAGGAAACTGCTGTGACACTAGCAACTTAAATAGTTTCCAACGGATTGGAAAAGATTCATTTGCCCTGCCTTTAGTTTCAATAATAAAGTCTTCACCTATAAAGTCAGGCGTATATTTTATTGGTAATATACGTTTACTGCCTCTATTTTGATAGCTGCCTTTACCATTAGCTTGTCTTTCAAAAGCTTCGTTTTCAAAATGAAAACCATTAATAAGTACAAAAGTTTCACCCTCATACTTAGCTTTAATTTTAGCTTTCTTCAATCCCATATACATATAGCGTTCAAGTCCCGAAGCAAAGTTAATACCATCGTATGTTATCTTCTTTGCTTGTACAGGGCCTCGCTTTTTTCTTTTAAATGTTTTTTTTCGCATCTCTAATATAACATTCTTCTACTTCATTACGAAGTACCATTCGTGCTTTTTCTAAATAGTTAACAGCATCCATAAGTTCTTCTTGCAAATGTTGTAACCATCTATCAAGCGGTTGATCATCATCGGCGAGTGTAACACCGTATTTTTTATAGCCTACATCTGAGCGGCTTTGTATCTTATCAATTACTTGTTTAATTATTTGATCTCTCATATCGTGTCTTTTACAAATGTTCCGTTTACCATAGATCCAGTTCGATTACTGATCTCGCCATATGCACTATCGATACAATGCTCAATGTTGACACCAGCCAAAGTGGAAAGATTGGTAAGTACCACAACGGCATCACCAATAGCGTCAATAATGTCCTCTTTATTGTTTTTGAGTATGGCGTCCGCAAGCTCACCAACTTCTTCAAGTAACTTAATATATTGTGTTTTAACATCTCCATTTTGTGTTATGCCACGAACATCTGCCCATGAGCGAATTAAATCAAATGTATTATTACCAAGTGCTGGCTCAGCTATAAAA